CGGAGGAGAAGGATATACCCACGGATCAATACAGTTCTTCCCAGGCGCTCCTGGCTCTGAGTCTGGCGGTGTTCTTGCTAACCTTACCAATACTGGAATAGGAACAACATCTGCTGCAAGTTTCAGTGTAATCATTCCACCTAAAGGCGGTCATGGATACGATGTCTATAGAGAACTAGGTGCATACAGAGCTCTACTATATTCTAGGTTTGAGACTATCGAAACCAACCCAGATATTATTGAGGGTAATGATTTTGCTAGGGTTGGACTAATAAAAAATCCCACTGTATTTGGTAGTAGTACAGAATTACTAGACACTGCCATGGTGAGTGGATTGAAGGCAATCAAAATGGCTGGTCTTACAACAGGAACAACTTATGCAGTTGACTCTGAAATAACTCAGACAGTTGGTTTAGGATCTACTGCGATTGGATATGTGGCATCTTGGGATAAGGTGACTGGAGTATTGAAATACTATCAACCTATGGGTCTTGCATCTAGTGAAACTGGATATAAGATAATTCCATTCACATCTAATCCTGATCCAGGCTACGGAGTTACAATTAATGGATCATCGGTAACAGGTTCTTTGTTATCTGTTGACACCAGTTATAACGGTGTAAGTACCTCAATAAATAATAAAGTCTATCAACTTGGTATGAGTTTCAGTGCTGGTATATCATCAGCAGAATTCAATACTAAGTCAGGTGAAATAATCTATATTGATAATAGGACTGCGATTCCTAGATCTGCAAGTCAAAAAGAAGACATCAAAATAGTGCTGGAGTTTTAAAAGCAAATGCCACAGAATACCAACTTAAATTCATCTCCATACTTTGATGATTTTGAAGAGTTAAAAAATTATCAGAGGGTACTATTCAAACCAGGCTTACCTGTACAGTCTAGGGAACTTACTACACTGCAATCTATTCTACAGAATCAGATTGAGAAGTTTGGTAAACATTTTTTCAAAGAGGGTTCTGTTGTAATCCCTGGCCAGATTGCTTATGATTCAGATTATACTTCTGTTCAGATTGATGATAGTCATTTAGGTATTCCTGTTCAACTTTATCTTGAAAATTTAAAAGGCAAAAAAATTAAAGGTGAAACAAGTGGCGTTACTGCTAAGGTAGAAACTTATATTACAAACAGAGAATCAACAAAAGGAGCATATACTTTATACATCAAATATCAAAGTTCTAGTGACACAGACTTTTCTAGAGCGACTTTTGCAGATGGTGAGAACTTATTGCTTGAAGAAGATCTTAACTACTCTCTTTCTAGTATAAGATCTGGTGGTAGTTTTGCAACTACAGTAATTTCAAATGCAACTGCAACTGGTGCTGCAGCAAAGATTGCTCAGGGTGTTTACTTTATCAGAGGTTTCTTTGTTACAGTTTCCGACTCTACAGTTATCCTTGATCAATATACAAATGCACCTTCATATAGAGTTGGTTTGTTAGTCAAAGAAGAATTAGTTACAGCTTCTGCTGAGAATAACGATCTATATGATAATGCAAGAGGTTTCTCAAACTTTGCAGCGCCTGGTGCTGATAGATTCAAACTATCCACAACACTCATCAAAAAATCACTTACTGATTTGAATGATGAAAACTTCATCGAATTGATGAGGATTGAGAATGGAGAATTACAAAAATTTGTAAAAGAATCAAGTTATAATTTAATTCGTGATGAATTAGCAAAAAGGACATATGACGAATCAGGACATTACTATGTAAATCCATTTAACGTCACTGCCAAAGAATGTCTAAACAACCGAGTTGGTAATGATGGTGCATTTTATTCAGATCAACTAACTCAACAAGGTAACGTTCCTACAGACGATCTATTATGTTTGTCTATAGGGCCAGGAAAGGCATATGTTAAAGGATACGAAGTAGAAACTATTGGAACCACAACTCTTGACATAGAGAAACCAAGAACTACAGAAAGAATTACAAACGAATCAGCACCATTTAGTGTAGGTAGACAAATAGAACTTAACCATGTAAGTGGTTCACCCCCTGTAGGAATAGGCACAGATTCATATGTAAACCTTTTCAATAAAAGAACTGTAACAGTTGGAGAAGGCAGTGGATTACAGGTAGGTGTTGCTAGGATATATGATATCAAATTAAAGAATGTAGGATATGCTGATTCTTCTACTGTATTTGAATCTTCTTTATATGATATTCAAACATTCACATACCTCCAACTAAACACAGGAACCAGTGTAACTTTACCCTCATATGTTGAAGGTAAGAATAGTGGTGCTACAGGATATGCATATGAAGCTGCAAATAATTCTTCACAGTTAGTTTTATATCAAGTAAATGGACAGTTTCAGGCTGGAGAACAATTAGAAATAAATGGCGTAGATGTTTCTAGAAGTATTACTAGGGTAGAAGACTATGGCATGGATGATGTTAAACAGTTAGTAGGAAATGATCCAACTAACTACAAGTTTAGTGCAGACGCTGTATTGAATTTGGGTCATCTTCTTGCACCTACTGCTACTCAGTACACTGTTAGTGCAAAGGTTGCCTCTGCATCTACCATAACTTCTCCTAGTGCAGATTTCACTAGTGTTGGTATTAAGACTGGAGATATTATTCAGTATAGTATTTCTGGTAATAATGTTCCTACAATGAATAGTGTTACTGGATTTACAGCACAGTCAATCACTCTTGAGGCCATTTCTGATGTTACGAATGTGAACTCTGGTGCATTGCCTACAAGTGCAGTAAATGTCAATGATTTATTTAAAGTAACTTTAGAAGTAAAAAATAACTCTAGTGCATTTCTATTCAGTGAACTAACAAAAAGTAATGTTGCATCTGTAGATCTAAATGGTGCTGATCTTGTATTTAAAAAATCTTATGGAATTACAGTTGCAAATAATGCCTTCAGTGGAACATTAGAGACTGATGCAGATTTAACATTAGAACCATTTGATGAGGAAGATTACAACTTATCATTCAAGACAACTGGTGTCATAGAAAATCTAACGGATCAGAAACTAACAGTCAGTGGTAGAACAGTCACTTTATCTGGATTATCTGTAGCATCTGGTGATGCTGTGTTAACAGTAACTTTCAGAAAAGTAAATGTAAAACCAAAATCAAAAGTATTAAAGAGAGCAACAACTTACACAGTTAACAAATCCGCAAAAACCCAGTCAGGCACTGGATTAATGAAGTTAAATGATGGATTAACTTACGATACAGTTTATGGTAATAGAGTTCAAGATAAACGTTTATCTCTAGGTGTTTGTGATGTTGCTTATGTTCTTGCTGTAATAGAATCATCAACTACTGATGATCCACAGTTACCGACACTTGAATTAACAAATTTAAACTCCAATCTACTGAATGCCATCAAAGGTGAAAGTATAATTGGTAAAACTTCTGGTGCATCAGCAGTATTTGTAGAAACAAATGGTTCTAACGAAGTAAATTTTGTCTATCAAAACGAGAATACATTTGAGGTTGGAGAAACAGTTACCTTTGAAGAAACAAATATTCAAGGTATAGTTCAAACATTTGTTCCAGGCGACAAAGATATTCAAAACAACTTTGAGTTTGATCCTGGCCAACAACTAGATTACGTTGATTTTTCTGCACTTATCAGGAGACCTAACACAGAGGCACCTACAAGAAGAATCACTGTTATCTACAATAACTATGTGATTGATAATTCAGACCCAGGCGACTTTGTAACTGTCAATTCATATGATTCTAAGTTGTACAAGAATAGTTTACCTAGTGTTGGTGGACTTTACGCTTCTGATGTCATTGACTTAAGACCAAGAGTTACATCAGCAGTTGCTGGTAGATCTCCTGCTGAGTTTTTAGCAAGACAGTTTGTGCCTGGCACATCTTCAACGACACATGTAATTGCAAGAGATAAAAACTTCAACATATCATATGATTATTATGTTGGTAGAGTAGATAAACTCTTCTTGAGTAAAGAAGGTATATTCTCTATGGTAAAAGGAGTCCCTGCTGAGACACCAAAATTACCAAACACTATTGATAATTCATTAGAAGTGGCAACTATTACTATGAATCCATATGTTTATGATACAGCCACTGTCAAACTCGATCTTGCAAAACATAAACGATTCCGAATGAAGGATATCGCTACTATTGAAGATAGAGTCAAGAACGTTGAATATTATACATCACTATCACTATTAGAAGTAGAGACTTCAAATATGTCTCTTCGTGATCCACAAACAAATCTTGATAGATTTAAGGCTGGATTTTTTGTAGATAACTTTAAGTCTGTAACTTCTGGTGATGTTACAAACAGATCATTTAAGGCATCTATTGATTCTACTGAGGGTAAGTTAAGACCACAACACTATACAACTTCTATTGATCTATTACTTGGATCGGAAGCCATAGTTGGTGCTGCTACTTCTTCAAACCCAAGTGCAGACTATAGATTTGCAGATGATTTAGGAGATTCCAATGTCAGAAGAGTTGGAGATGTTGTATGTCTGAATTATGATGACACTATTTTCCTAGAAAACAAATTTGCTACTAGAATTGTAAACGTAAACCCATTCGCTGTTGTTAACTGGATTGGACAGGTTGAATTAAACCCTGCAACTGATACATGGATTGAAACAAGAAGAACTGCTGCAACTTATGATATTGAAGGAAGTTTCAATTCATTGATGGGCATGACTGGTGCAGATAGTAACACTGGTTTATCACCTGTTGATTGGGGTGGTTGGGAAACTACATGGACAGGTAGAAGTAGAACATTAGGCCCTGTCACTAGAACTGAAGTTGAATCAACAGTTCTCAGTAGAAGAGTTCAGAAGATGGGCCCATTTGTAGGCCCTCGTAGAGGTGGTATTCCTATCACTACAACTACACAATGGTTGGATAGAAGAGATGTATTCAGAAATGAAACTACAGTCACTACTAGAAATCAAACTAGACAAGGCATACAGTTCAGAGTTGGTGAAAGATTTGATACTACAAGTTTAGGTGATAAGGTAGTCAACACAGAAGTTGTTGCTACAATGAGATCTAGAAATATTGAATTTGTTTGTAGAAGATTAAAACCAAATACAAGATTATATCCATTCTTTGACAACATTGACATGGCAAGATTTGTTGTGCCTAAACTTGTCGAAGTTACAATGGTATCTGGTACATTTGGTGCTGGTGAAATTGTTGAAGGAAGTCGTCCTAACTCAAATAATGATGCAATTAGATTTAGACTTGCAAATCAAGATCATAAGTATGGGCCATATAATGCACCAACACAAACATACAAACAGAATCCATACGAACCATCATCATCTATTGCACCAACATATTCATCAACTACTACAGTCCTAAACGTTGATACTGCATCTTTAGAACTTCAGGCTGCTTCTGGATTCTACGGATACATTACTACTGGAATGAAACTAATAGGACAATCTAGTGGTGCGATTGCAACAGTATCTAATATTAGACTTATTACAGATAAGGCGGGAGTTCTTATTGGTTCTCTATTCTTACCCGATCCAACAGTCCCTTCTGCACCTACGTTCAATACTGGTACTAAGACATTTACATTATCATCAAGTTCTACTAACGAAACTATTTCTGGATTCACAGATAGTGAAGGTTCAGCAAACTATACTGCTGCTGGAACTCTACAAACTGTAGAGGCATCAACTCTTAGAACAAGAAACGCAGATGTTCAAAGGATTCCACAGTCAGATTCTAGAACTGTAACAGAGACAGATACAAGAGAAGTTGTTGATGTTGCTTTCAATCAAAGAACTACTCGTCAAACAAGATGGGTTGACCCTCTTGCACAGTCATTTGAAGTTCCCGATGTCAATGGTGTGTATCTAACTAAATGTGATGTTTACTTCTCGGCAAAAGACACAAACGAATTACCTGTTACCCTTCAAGTAAGAACACTACAAACTGGTTTACCTACACAAGAAATCTTACCATTCGGTGAATGTATTCTTGATCCAAGTGAAGTTGTTTTATCAGATGATGGATCTAAGGCAACAACATTTACATTCCCATCGCCTGTGTATTGTGAAGGTGGAGGAGAGTTTGCTCTCGTTCTTCTTTCTGCATCTAACGAATACTTTGTTTACATCTCTAGGATGGGTGAAGAGGACATTACAACTGTAAACTCGGCAGATTCCGAAAAGGTTATCGTGTCTCAACAGCCATTACTTGGTTCACTATTCAAATCACAGAACGGTGCTACATGGGATCCTAGTCAGT